TAATGAGACAAGGATTGTGTAAATTATTTTGTTGCTCATGCTGCCTCCGTCAATTGCATTTTGCGAGCATCTTTGGCCGCCTCAAGCATGGTCAGCACTTCTTGGTTGCCTTTGGCCTGTTTAACACTAGCAATGTAAATTTCGCGTAGTTTTTCAAGGCTTGGCGATGCCATGATTGCATCCGTCATTGTTTCGGTATCAACTGGTTCATCTTCCTGTGTGTCTTTTGGCACATCTTCGCCAGAATAGATGTATAGGCCAATTCCAAAGCAGGCAATGCACTTGGCCAAGCATCGCATCATGGCATCTGATACTTTGCGTGAATCAGGGTTTTTGACTGCCTGATTGCGGTTGTCCATTACAGGCAGGTGCATGGTCATTGATTTACCCATAGCGTGTACTGTGCAAAACACCATCAAAGATTCACCAAAGGCTTTAGGTTCATGAAATTCCCAATGTGCCGTTGGGTCTTCTTGAAGCAATGTGTCCACCGCCCATGTCCATGATAGGTATGACAGATTGCCTTTTTTCTCAATGTGTTTGCCAACATTGATTGTGCGAAGTTCGTTAAATGTTTTCATGCTTTCCCCATTTCTTCTTTTGCCAATTTTTTTGCCTTGTCTTCGCAATAGTCGTGAACCATGTCCACAATGATTGTTCCAATCTCTAATGCACCCAGATGGCCTTTAGTAACGGCTTCTTTGAGTCGGGCTTCATACGGCTTCAAGTCTGCGTCAAATAGCGCATCCAAGAATATTTCGTAGTTTTCGGGATTCCAATCAGTTTGCAGATGGCGTTCTGTACGCATCTCGAATTCATGCTCGAACTCGTCTGATTCATGTTTGCGGCTGTCAAGCCATTGGTCATATACTCTACTCATACTTACTCCCTTTTTTGAACATAGCACTGATTGTGCTGAAAGTATTATACACACTTTGGGCAATGTATGACACAAAATAAAATAAATTTAACGATACCTTTTCCACCTAGTGTGAACACATATTGGGGCTTTAAAGGGTCTAGACGGTTTTTGACTTCTAGGGCCAAAGTCTTTAAAGATATGGTTACGGTGGCCTTTGTGCGCTCTGGCCATCAATCGTTGAGTACGGCTCGTTTGGCAGTCACAATCAAACTTTACCCACCAGACCGCAGGGTTAGGGATATTGACAATGTGGTTAAGTCAACCCTTGATGCCTTGTGCCAATCTGGAGTATTTGTAGATGATGGCCAAATAGACGTTTTAACTGTTACTCGTGAACAGGTGGTCAAATGGGGCGCAGCAGAAATAATTTTGGAAGTACTTGCAAAATAATAGGTTTGTGTTTTATGATGCGTTTAAGCAGTCGTAATTGATTGTTGGGACACGGCTAGATTGGGAGTTGCTACCTAATCGAAAAGAGTTAACCCTTCTCCTGCCGCTAAGTTCCTCCTAAAGGGTGGTTGAAAAAGCGGTTTTATGCACTACTACCAGTTCCATATTGGTGACTACATGAGTCACACAAGGCATCTTTCTTTGTATGAAGATTTAGCCTATAGGCGTTTGCTTGATTTTTATTTTCTCCATGAACAACCGATTAGGCATCGTGATATTGCTCGCCAGATTGGTATGCGCGACCATGAAGAAGATGTTTTAACAGTACTTAATGAGTTTTTTCTTTCAACGCCTGAAGGGTTTGTTAACCCAAGGGCTGACAAGGAAATTAAGCAATATAAAGAGTTTGCCGAAGCGGGTAAACGTGGGGCGGCTAAGAGGTGGGCAAAGCCCCCCCATGAGGAGGCTAATAGCCCCCCTAATGCTACCCCAATAGCAACCATTAACCATAAACCAATAACCAATAACCATAATAAAGAGAGAGCAACTAGCGTTGCTTGCCCACCAGATGTTGATAAACAAATTTGGGATGATTGGAAGCAACTCAGGAAAGCCAAGAAAGCGCCAGTGACTGAAACCGTAGTCAATAGCGCAAGAAAAGAGGCGGCCAAGGCAAATATGTCGTTTAGTGAATTTTTGTCAATATGGTGCGCCAGAGGGTCGCAGGGATTTCAGGCTGATTGGATAAAGCCTGACGAACTTAGCAAAACTGGCCAGATGAATCAGCGAGTTATTTCAGGGTTAACACGGGGTCTTATTGGAGGAGGCAGCAATGTCAAATTACTTGGAGAATGATTTTTGCACAGCAGACCAAGGGCTTGATTACATTTTTGGCCGAATGATGGCCATCTTTGGTGCGCCATTTAACCGACATTTTGATGGTCTTGACCCAGAGTTTGTTCGACAAGAATGGAAAAACCAATTGGGCAAATTCCTGACTTACCGACCAAGCATGGATTTTGCCATTGCCAAACTGGATGGCGAGTTTATTCCTAGCGCAATTAAGTTTAGGAATCTGTGCAACGCAGGTCCTGAAATCCCCGTTAAACCATTACCAAGACTTGAAAGGAAGCCAACTTTGCATGAGCAAATGCAAGCCGATAAAGTAAAAGCCGAAGCATTGGCAAAATTAGCAGAACTTAAATTTCAATACTTAAGGAAAACATGATGAAGCAATCATTCAAACTTTCATACTGCGATTACATCGCAAACATTGTTCAAAAGTCACTAATGCAGTTTGACCAAGAAAACCTGCTTGACAAGGTGGGTCGCATCAAACTGGACTTAGACTTTGATGGCGTATTTAACTCTACTGTTAAAACCATTGACATTGTGGATATGCAGGGCAAAGCCTACCGCGTAACCATTCAGGAGTTGTGAAATGGAAGATATTTCACCATTTAAAGCACTTGATTTCATTCGCGACAACGCGCCTGGCTACGCCCAAGCCAAGGCCAACGTGGTCTATATGACCGAATACCGCAAAACAATTAAAGCCATGCTCATGGCAGCCAGTAGCGAAAAGACAGAATCAGCCAAAGAAACCTTTGCCTACTCCCACCCTGAATACAAAGCCCATTTAAAAGCCCTAGAAACGGCTGTAGCAGAGTCTGAACGCCTTAGATGGCTTATGGTAGCGGCAGAGGCCAAAATCGCTGTCTGGCGCAGTTTAGAGTCTTCCAACCGCGCAGAAGGAAGGGCAACAACATGATGGGAAAAATTGTTGCTTGTCTGCCAAACAGACCTGATGCCAAATGCGAAAACTGCAAACGCTATCAGGTTGCTAATGCTCAGTACTTTGTAAACGTCAAAAATTCCAAAGACAGAGCCTGCATTTATGTCCCAATTTCTTTACAGGTGAAATTATGAAATCAGATGAAGATTTTGAATTTGAACGTATTGAGCGCGAAAACAAACTTAAATCTAGTGGAATGGATTGTTGTACATACGATTGCAATCAAGGCCGTAATTGTCCAGTACGCAATAAAACGCTAGAAGAAGTGGCCAAAGAATTTGAAAAAATGAAGCCATTTGGTGATACGGCTCAGTCATTTGCCCAATTTGTTCGGGGTTTAATGAAATGAAAAAGCAGACTAAACGCAAGCATTGGAAACTTTTGGATGTTATCCATCATGCCATTACTGGCGCTGGCATTACCCAAGAACATATATTGGATAAACTGCGAATGACTGAACTGGCCTCGCTCGATGCAATGACAAGAGGTCTAGGAACACTTCAGGATTGGCAAGAATTGACCGACATGATGAACATTTGTGAGGTCATGGCAATAGAAGGCATCGGGCCAGAAGCCTTGCCCTATTGCAAAGCCGCACAAGAGGCCCTAGAACAAGCCGCATTGCGTTATCAAAGCACTACGCGGATGGGACTATCAGGAACGGGAATAAATGCTTTGCGCGAGGTTTTCGGTTACCACGATTTGCAAAGGCGAAGCATCCCCCGCAGCCAGTACGAAAATATGATTATCAAAACCCGTCAACGCATCCAGAGCAAAGCCAAAGAAGTGGTCGTTTTATGAACCACAATAAAAGATACATCAATATCTATTTAACAAAAACAGAATATGAGATTTGCCAGTTTATTGGCCAAATGCGCCACAAAATAACAGCACAAAATGTTTCTGAAGGCAGACAAGACACCAGCAAAGACCCTGTTCAAATGTGTGTTGATGGGGTTATTACTGAATATGCTGTGGCCAAAACACTTAATCTAAACTTTGATTTCAATTGTAATTTTAGAAAGTTTGGCGCCGATTTAACCTTGAGTGATGGCAGGCCACTGGAGGTTAAAAGCACAACAACCGTAGGCGGTAATCTCAATGCTGTGCGAGGTTCTGTCGCCAAGCCAGCCGCAATTTTTGTCTTAACAGAAATTCACGCATCTCATATTCGGCTTGTCGGATGGATTGGGCGAGCAAGGTTTCTTCATCCTGATAACCTAAGAAATGTTGGTCGGGGTGAATTTTACTCTGTTGCTCAATCTGAACTTTATCCATTTGATGAAAAATATTACAAAGAAACACTATGAACAAGTGGCCTAAATTTTCTGATATGATGTACTCACCACATTAGGGAGTTGATATGCAAGAAATTTGGAAACCAATTTACGGATGGGAAATTTACTACGAAATTTCCAATTTAGGAAATGTACGCTCTTTAGAAAGAGAGGGCAGAACATCTTTTGGATTAAGGAAATATGGTGGCAAAACTGTCAACTCTTTTGTACATAGCAATGGTTATCTTTGTATAAATTTAACAAAAAAAGGAATGAGAAAACAATATTTATTACATCGCCTTGTTTTGGAATCCTTTGTTGGGGAATGTCCACTAGGAATGGAGGCATGTCATAGAGATGGCAACAGATTAAATGCTCAGTTGGCAAATCTCAGATGGGATACAAGAAGTAACAATGCTTTAGACAAAAGAAACCACATTACTTGGCAAGGCGGTGAAAATAGTGGCACTTCAAAATTAAAAGTTGAACAAGTTATATACATTAAAAATAATAAAAAAATTCCAACAAAAATTTTGGCTGAAAAATTCAATGTATCTTTAACAACAATTTTAAAAATAAAAGCCAATCAAAGTTGGATTCTTATTAAATGACTACCAAAGCACAAAAAGAACACTACAACAAAGTTGCCAATCTTGGTTGCATTTTGTGTTGCTATTTAAATTTGGGCAACGGTGGCGGAATTGAAATTCACCACATCCGCAGATTTGGCGGTAAACGAGACAACGCCCCTGTTATTGGTTTATGCCCAGAGCATCACCGAGGTAACAAAGGCGTTCATGGGCTTGGCCACAAAGGATTTGAAAAACACTACGGCATAAGCGAACACGAATTGCTGGATTTAACCACCGCGGCACTTACGCGAATAGCCTAGTTCCTTGTTTGTCAATAATTAACGCTTGTTTGCGTGGCGTTCCACCCAATTGATTGGTAATGCTTACGTGCGTCCAGCGGTCGAATTCCCGAATTACTTGGTCGTAAGGTAGGTCAGACGCGATGATAGCCCTGACAACTTGGTCTGGGGTCATGCCTGGCACTCGAATATCAGCCGCACAACCAATCCGGTGCTGTGACGTGTCTTTGCTGCCTACCGCGTCATTTACCGCTTTAGACCTGAACGCACTGTTAACCATAATTGGTTTACCACCAAGAACGGTTTTGACTGCCTCAAGGAATTCAGCCAATCTTTGAATGTTTGCAAGTTCAGTTTCATTTGGGGTGTTATCCAAGGTTCTGTGGTCGGTGTGGGTGAGTTCTTCTAGCGTGAAGTGTTCTGTCATTTTTTACCCTTCATGTCTGCCAGTTTTTCAACTGTACGGCCACCAAAGTAAGCCAAAAAAATAATTTGACCCCATTGGCCAAGCAATTGAACATAGGATTCCTGTGCGTTATGTCCAAAGGCAGACATCATGGTGAACACAAAATAGGCCACAAAGATGGCTATAAGGGCCATAGGGCGAATATTTTTAGACAGCCAAGAGTCAGACCCCATGTCTGCTTTCCAGCGGTCTGTAACGGCTGTTTGCTCTATTTCAAATAACTTCGTGTCATTGGCCATTTTTGCCAACTCGCCATCTTGCGCCATCTTTGACAGTTCAAGTTGCGCCTTGGCTTTGGCTTCTGGGTCCGGTATTAACTTGTCTATAAGTTTTCCACCAACCGATAAAAGTGCATCAAGTCCAATCATTGTTTTGCCCTCGCTAGCATCGTACTTGCAATTTGTAACATACCCATTGCTTTGTGTAAATCCTTTGGCTCTTTTTCCCAACCAACGGTGATTTGCCCAACAAAGCGCCCTTGCTCTGGCGGCACACTAACTCGGCATCCAAAGGTTACGCCTTTTTCAATGTACCAAAGCCCAATCTCACTTTGTGCTACGGTGTATTCGCTACAGGGTATTTCATTGGCCATCAATGCAACCACATCACGGTTGTTGGCAGAACTCTGAGTAAACAACCCTACGTCTAAACCTTCATGGGTTCTGTCCCTGCCCTCGCGGGTATATGCTCGAAACAGCACCCTTGTGCCAAATAAAGGGTTGACTTTGAAAATGGCAACAATTGCTGCATCCGAATTCTTAAACAGATGGGCCGCGACATCCTCGGCTCGGTCTTCAACGATTGTTGGCAGTTTCTTGTTCTCTTTGTACGCTTCAAATAAAAACGATTGATTCTGCCAAACAAAGTATCCAGAGAAAGCAAACACAGCCATGAGCAATATGGCAAACAATTTGAACGGGCTATCCACATAAGATAAAACTTTGCTTAATATGTCTGCTGGCTTTTCATCACTCATTTTTTCCCCGTGTAAGTCATTATGTTCCACAAGAATGAAAAAAAGATTGCTACAACAATAATTCCACTGGTTGCAAACCAAAGATCATTGTGTAATTTCATCTTTGCTTTTCGCAAATCTTCTTCCTCTTTTAATCTTTCTTTTTGTAACTTAATCCGCAAATCCATCATTTGCTTGTACACATCCATGCCGTAGCGCATCTTTATCATGCTTTGCAATTGCATATCCTGTTTTCGCATTGTCTCGCGAGCAACAGCAATTTGCATTGCTTCTTCTTCAACAGACATCCCTGCTTGGGATTTGCCAAATAACTTAGGCTTTTTCTTTTGATTTGCGCCAACGTAAAAGTTAGCAGCGGCTGTGTACCATTTGCCTAATTGACCAACAACATCCTCAATTTCACGCCCTGCTGATACCAATGCTTTAACGCCTTTGAAGGCAGCATTTGCCATTGCAAAAGCGGTAAGCGGGTCAATTTTTAACTCCTAGGCATTATTTCAAGTGCATCACAGAGGAATAAACCACGCCAGCCATAGCCACAAGCATAGTGCCACAGGC